ATAATAATTAAAAACAACGAAAGATAAAGATTTATCCGACTTAAAGAGGGCATGTACGGATGCCGTACCATCTGTATTTTGCCCTTTTTTTGTTGGATAATCACGGAAATCAACGAAAATTTGTAAGAAATGGCGCTCACCCCTGCTCAACGCAAGAAAATAGAGGAAGAACTCGAACAGATAAGGCAAAAAAAGCTTCACAACCTAAGCCTTATGGAACAGGAGCGCCGGAACAACCTCATCGAGTTCTTTACCCTGCCCAAGGACGACTACGGAATCCCGGCAAACCCGCTTCAGGCAGAACTTCTAGAGGCGTGGGAGAACCAAAAGTACAAGGTTTTTGTATATTCCGGCGCTAACCGATGTCTTGGTGCTGAACAATTAATTTATGATCCTGTAAAAAATAAAAGTGCTCCGGTATCTGAGCTTCCAAGTCACTTTCATGTTTATGCTTTTGACCAAAAAGCAGATGAAATCATTATCGCCAACGCTCAACAACCTTTTTGCAAAGGACCACGGGAACCTTTATACGAGGTAACGGTTTCCTCCGGTGAAAAAGTGATATGTTCTTCCGGTCATCGGTTTCTAACTCCTTTTGGATATGTCTCTCTTTCCGAACTTTCTTGCGGTTCCGAACTTTTTTCGAGTTCCCCCATTCAGGAACACGTCGATAGAGTTCATCACGTAAATGATCAGCATTCGACGCATAGAGTTGGAGATTGTCAATATCGTTATTCTGCTTGTCGCCATCAATATGATGAACAACTTCAGATGGGTGCAAATAACGGCCAAGAATTTCTTCCATTACAAGTCGATGTTCAAGAACGGTTTTATCATTTCGACAGAACGGATGATCAGGTTTATAAATGCAAATATAACCATCAGCATCTATTCTCCGGCCTCCACGCCATTCTGGATGTCCCTTACCGGAGCGCGGACCGGTTCTTTGAGTTTTTATCCCATGTTTTTTACACAACTTTGAAATTCGTTGATGAGGACAACCCAAAGCTGTTCCAATTTCAGCCAATGTTCGCTTTTCAACTTCAACCCAATATTGAATCTTATCCATCGGCCAAAGATGCCTTGGCCTTTCATCAATATAAACCTGACACTTTTTCTTCATATAAATATCCTCTTAATTATTCTTTGTCCAAAGCTATTATCACCAGTATAAAGTATTTACGAGATGATTACAAGTGGGATTTTACAGTTCCAAAATACAATAATTATCTTTGTGGCAATGTCATAAATCACAACACTGGAAAAACAACAATCCTCACCATCATCTGCTATTCCGTCATGTTCGGGCACTGGCCTTGGAACAACCAGCGCATAAACTTTCCGCACAACAAACCCCGCAAGGTTAGAATAGTCGGCCAGGACTGGGAAAAGCACGTAAAAGCAGTGTTGTTACCCGAACTGAAAAAATGGTGGCCGAAAAACCGCAAGCTCAACACGAAAAAAAACAACAACGGAGTCGAATATTACTGGGAGGACGTAAAAACAGGCTCAACCCTTGAAATCATGTCCAACCTGCAGGACTCCGACTTACACGAAGGCTGGCAGGGGGATCTTGTCGGCTATGATGAACCCCCGAAGCGTGATGTCAGGATCGCAAACGCCCGTGGCTTAATCGACCGGCTTGGTCGTGAGCTTTTTACCATGACCCTGCTCAAGGAAGCGTGGGTGGACCGCGAGGTTGTAAAAGCTGTTGACGACCAAGGCCGACCGGACCCGACAGTGTTTGCGATCAACGGCGATATTAGTGTCAACATCGGGTTTGGTATCACCCAAGAAGGCGTCGAACAATTCGCAAAAACTCTGACAGAAGAAGAAAAACAAGCCCGTCTTCACGGAAAACCGTCATATCTCAGCGGCCTTGTGTATCCAGAGTTCAAACGTGCGTACAAGCCCAAGGGCCACCTTGTCGAACGCTTTAAGATCCCGACCAACTGGATGGTCGACATCGCCATGGACTTTCATCCGCGCGAGCGCCAGGCCGTCTTATTCATCGCAACCAACGAACGCAATGAGCGTTACGGATGCGAAGAAATATGGGCGCACGGCGACGGCAAAGCAATCGCAGACGAGATCATACGTCGTATAAACACAAACGCATACCGCGTCAACCGTGTTTTAATCGACCCGCTATCCAAGGGGGACGACCAGAACGATGAACAAACCACGTTCAAGGTTGTCCAGAAAATCCTGTGGCGGCACGGTATCCCTCTACACGTTGCAGCCAAGGATCATCGGGGCTTGTCATCATCGGGCACACTCGCGGTCAGGTCCCACTTATCAGGCCCGAACAAGGAACCGTCCATCTGGTTTTTTAACGATCTTATTCGCACGATATTCGAGTTTGAAGGCTACATGTACAAGGACGGCAAAATTCAGGACACCGATGATCACATGATGGAAAACCTGTACAGGCTGTTATTGCTGGACACACGGTATGTTGACCCTGAAGACGAGGAGGATGAAGAAGAGGACAGGCACGATTTTGCGGTTAATTCCATGACCGGTTATTAGATTATTTTAAAATATTGTGTTATAATATCTAAACCGTTACTTTAAGTATACACTCTAACCCTTAAAACTCTGAAACTGGAAAAAACATGCCGGCAAAATCAAAGGCTCAGCGTAGAGCAATCGCTATTGCAAAGCATCATCCTAAAAAACTCTATAAGCGCAACCGGGGTCTTCTAAAAATGAAACAATCCGATATGGAAGACTTTGCACGCACCAAGGAGAAAGGGCTGCCGAAAAAGGTTAGGAAAAAACAAAGGTCTAAAACTAAATCCAAGAAGAAAAAATAGTTAAACCAAACCTTAAACAAACGCATACAAAATGCCGAAACCTATAGAAAAACTGATATCATTTTTCGACATGGACGACATGAACATGTTCGCACAGCCTCGAATCAATATAGTAGACGATATCGATGCTGAAACCCTTGTCGAAATAGGCACGGCGGTTTACGATGAGTACGACATCGACCTGCGCAGCCGTTCGGATTGGGAAACCAAGTACACCGACATGTTCGAGCTTGCAGAGCAGGTATCACGCGAGAAGCGAATCGGTGATGTCACGGTTTCAAATGTAAAGTATCCGATTTTATCAACTGCATCGATATCGTTTAGTTCCCGATCATACCCGAACATCGTAAAAGGCTCTGATGTCGTTAAACACCAGGTGATCGGCTCGGATGTGGACGGCTCAAAAGCCGCGCGGGGTGAACGCGTATCCCAGCACATGAACTTTCAAATCCTGGAGCAAATGAACAGCTGGGAAGACGAGATAGACCAACTCTTAATCTATCTCGCTCTGGTCGGCACGGCGTTCAAGAAAACTTATTTCGACCCTATCGAACGCATAAACGTATCAGAATTCGTATCCGCCCAGGATCTTGTCGTGAACTACGCGGCGGTTTCCCTTGATAAGGCTCGCCGGGTCACGCATGTAATCGAATTGTACCCGAACCAGATCATTGAGCGCATGCGATCTAAAGTATTCGCCGACATGGATCTTGAAAAATTGCGCCCGTCCCGCAAAGACCCGGATAAAACCCAGGACGAGTCCGACCCTGATCTTCCGCACACCTTTCTTGAACAACACCGATGGTGGGACCTCGACGGTGACGGCTACAAGGAACCGTACATCATAACCATTCATTTCGAATCGAAAACCGTGGCTCGAATTACGCCCAGGTTCGATATAACCGGGATTGAAGTTGGTGCTGAAGGTGAAATCATCCGTATTGTCCCGGTCCAATATTTCACCCAGTTCACATTTTTGCCGGCGTTCGACGGTTCATTCTACAAAATGGGCTTTGGCTCTCTGCTATACGCCCCAATCAACATCATAAACACAATCTTCAACCAGCTCATTGATGCCGGCTCACTTGCAAACCGGCAGGGTGGATTTCTCGGACCCGGCATAAAACTAAGAGCAGGCGGCGGCCACGGCTCAGTTACGTTTCAGCAGGGCGAATGGAAGCAAATCCAGTTTTTTGGCGATGATATCCGGCGTCAAATCTTTGCACTCCCGGTTAAGGAACCCTCAAACGTACTGTTCCAGCTTCTTGGCCTCATGATGGACGCTACCAAGGAACTGGCGTCCCAGGCCGACATCCTGACCGGGGAGCACCCGAAGGGGAACGTGCCGGCAACTACAACCCTCGCGCTGATCGAACAGGGCCTGAAAGTATTTTCCGCAATCTACAAGCGTGTGTATCGCTCCCTAAAACTGGAGTTTAAAAAAATTAGGCGGCTAAACTATCTAAACCTGTCAGACGACGAATACAACAACATTATCGATTATACCGAAACAGTTCAAGACCCGGAAACCGGCCAGATGCTTGCCCAGCGACTTGCCGCATACGTTGAAGAAGACTACGGGGATCAATGGATGGATATCATCCCGGTCAGCGGGGCCGCCGACGTGTCCGACACCCAACGCATCATAAAAGCACAGGCACTGCTTGAACTGCGCGGTCAGGGATTCAACGACGAAGCCATCAACCGCAGATATCTTGAAGCGCTTCAAATCCCGGATATAAACGAGCTGCTCCCGCCAGAAGGTGCGACCCCGCCGCCTGACCCGAAAATCGTAATCGAGGAGCGCAAACTTGAACTCAAGGCAATGGAAATCCAGATAGACGCCATGCGACAACAGGCAGAGGAGCGCGAAAAATCCGGTAAGATCATGCAATATTGGGCGAACTCTATTAAGCTCCTGGCAGACGCCGACGGTGTAGACGCCAAGAAAGAAATCGATTTTTACAAAGCTGAGGTTCAACGCATTGCAGCGTCTCAACAAATGTATTCGAATATTATCGGTCACATTACAAAAGCACAGATCGCAGAGGATAAGGCCAGGGAACAAAAACAAAAAGAAAAGAAATCCAAGGAGGCAAAATGAGGCAAAATGACAAAAGAACAGTTCCAGCTCTGGAAATCACTACCTGAAACACAGGAAATCCTTGAACTCCAACACAAACAAATCACACTACTCAAGGATTATCTTGGACTTGGAGGTTGCATACATCCCGAATCAATTGAAGCCACAATGATCGAAACAATCGGTACAATCGGCAGAATCAAGGGGCTTAGCACAATGTTTGAGCTTGATTTTGAGGAAGACGACACGACCTAACCAAGGAGATCCATACATGTTGCTACCAGAAGGCACAAAAGTAATTGTAAAACCAGATACATCCCCGCATGTGACGAAAGGCGGCTTGCACATACCGGAAATCGCACGTGATCAGCTTCAACATGCGGTAACACGTGGCACCATTGTTGCACTTGGCCCTGACGCCCAGGTGCATTTCTGCCACGACAACGACATAACAGGTGTCACGAAACGAGAGGCAAAACCAGGTGACAGGGTGATATTTGTGAAGTACGCGGGTGCACAAATTAATTGGGGTAAAAAGCGCGAACCGCACAGGATCTTGCAGGATGCCGATATTGTGTGTTATATTACCGATGACGAAGTTGAGAACGATTCTGAACTGCCGGATTCACGAAGATCGATGGTAAAAAAATGAGACTCGCAGCGACTAAAATTTCATACGAAAAGCTTCATGAAGCCCTGAATTTATCGGACGACATACACATTGACGACATCTTTTCAAACCCCGATGATCGTTACATGCGCACGTTCCACCTGGTTCTAAGCGGCTTAAACCCTGTAATCCCGGATCACCAGGAGGGTTCGCAACTCGCAACGAACCCGTTGTATTTTTTTCAGCAGATTCAACCGCTGTACAACCCGAATCGGTGGCCGCAGGGGCAGGGCATGTTTGGCGAAGGCTTTTATCGCGGAATTAAGAGGTATCTATGAAACGAGGCGGAATTAAGGTAACATACGAACTTTTACACGAAGTATTGAAACTCCCTGAAGACTTGCATATTGATGAAGTGTTTGTCACTGATCAAAGCAAAATGACAAGATCCTTTTGTGTAGCATTGAGCGGGACTAATGAAAAACTAACAGAACATCCCGAATTCTATCATCTGTTCATGCATCCATTAGAGGAACTTAAAAAAACCCAATGACCGAAACCGAAGCCCGGCAGTTCATAACTAGCGTCCGTAAACTTTGCATAGACTACGAACAAAAATGCAACTGCCGGATCGACATACATATAAAGGAAGAATATCACGGCAGAAAACTAAAGTGGCTTGTTGTCGATAAAATTATGCTGAAAGTGGACTGAGGACACACGACTAAAAACAATTAAAAACTAAAAATACGGTGCATTATTGTAAGCCCGGTTAACGCAAGACAGCGTTGATCGGGTTTTTTTATTTTTAAGCACAAGATCACACAGGAAAGGAAGTTTAACATGCCGGAAGATCAAGTTAAAGAAAAACAAACACAGGGACAGGAAGATTCAGCAAACGCTGAAACTAAAAAACCTGATGAAACTCAGGGCCAAGATCAAGACCATGACGCACAATCACAACAGGCAGAGGACCCGATTCTAGAACTTGCGAAAAAAATCGGATACAACCCCGACTATACGGGAGATGAACGCGAGTTTTTAACCCCGGAGCAGTTCATCCTGAAATCAAAAGAGATCCAAAAGACCGCTTCGGATCACATTAAAAAGCAGGGCCGTGACATCGCAGAGCTTAAAAACAATTTCTCAGCGTATAAAAAGCACCTTGACGCATTGTATAAGGCGCAGATGTCGAACCTAAAAGCTGAGATCGCGTCCTTAAAAACAAGGCGGCGGCAAGCCGATGCGGACGGTGACCACGACCTAGCACGCGAACTCGATAACCAGATAAACGAACTGAACAAAACTCCACAGGAACTGCCGGAGGCAGGCACAGAGATCCATCCTGACTTTATCGCATGGGTGGACGACAATGGATGGTACGAAAAGGACAACGAACTCAGGGCATACGCCGACATGCTCGGCGAGCAGCCTGAATACAGGGCGCTCGGGCAACGTAGCTACAGAAACATGCTGGACAAAATTGAAGAATCAGTCAAGAAAATGTTCCCGCAAAAATTTGGTCGCACTCAGCGTCTGCCCTCACAACCGGCGACACCTTCGAAACCACCCGCTGCCACGGTCGAGAATGCAACTCCGCGTAAAAAACCGAGTGGACCTAAATATACATACGCCGACCTGTCCCGCGAACAGCAGGACCTGGCAGATTTTTACGAAAAACAGGGCATCATGACCCGTGATCAATACATTGAAGAACTTGCAAAAATTGCGGAAGCACAACAATAAGTGCAACAGTAAAGGAGATATATCATGAGTGATAGTGATCTAATATTAAAAGGTGACGGAACTCCATATGCGACATTTGAGGCAGCAAAGGCGCAAAGGACTCGTATGGGACGAAGTGGACTCGACACCAATGTCGTGCAGGTTGACGGTGGCTGGGCGCTTCTTAAGCAAGAATACGAGAAACCAAAACAAAGAATTCCAATCGGCAGGCGAAACATATTATCAATCGAGAAGGGAAAGCTTGATCCCAACTATGAATATAGGGTCGTAAACGACGAACCCGGCAGGATCAAGATGTTTCGTGATGCTGGATGGGAAGTAGTGGAAAGGCGTGAAGGGTTGCATATGGGAGATTCCGATGTTGGCACAGAAAGCCAGCTTGGTAGTTTAATGACGAAAGTTGTCGGTAAAGACAAAATAGGATACCTCATGAGGATCAAAAAAGAATTCTACAAAGAGGACCAGGAAGCAAAGGCGGCAGCAATTCGACAAACAGAGTCCGGTCTTAAATCTCAACATGAAAAAGAAGGTCGGTACGGTGCTGTCAAAATTGGAAACAGGCCACAGTACTGACCTCTATGTCTATTTATTTGGAGGTATTTAACTATGGCTAATATCAGAAAATTTAGCGGGTTAACTCCTATCCGGCATATTACCGGGGCACCCTGGAACGGGCAGTTGGAAATATTCTATCACTCAACTGCAGATGCAAGTGCTATTTACAAAGGTAGCATTGTGGAAGGTACCCAAGGTCTTGCTGCAACAGGATATTCTGATCCGCTAGGAGTTTATCAATCAATTATGGTTTGTGCCGATGATTCGATTACAGGCATTGTCGGTGTTGCATGGTCGTTTGGAGAGACGCCTCAGTTGGCAGCGCGGGTGAGCAATCTAAACGCTGTTAATTATTGCCCGGCTTCAACAGCGATGTACGTTGGCGTTATCACTGATCCTACAGTTGTGTTTGAAGTTAGTGATAATGGCGGAACGGCCATTACTGCTGCTCAAATCGGTTCTTATATTTCCTCGACCGGAAATGCCGATGGGAACGCGACAACGGGCAGATCCTGTGGCGCTATTGATCAGGGTAAAATTCAGGCAACTCATGCGATGCTTGTCCCACTTCGTATTTTGCGGCTTGTAAACCGCCCTGACAACGAAATTGGCACGTATGCCCACTGGGAAGTTATGCTCAATTAACACTCGGATTAGGAGGATTAAACTATGCCTATTACTACTGGATCATTTTCAAAAGACCTGTGGCCGGGTGTCAATTCGTAAACTATACTGCGACTTTGGCTGGTAACAGTCATTGAAAAACCGCTCTAACTGCTGGGAACCCCTAACGTAAAGCCGAGGGCAATCAGCAACCAAGACTAAAATGAAACGCAACAACATAATTTATAAAATCACTAATAAAATAAATGGCAAGATTTATATCGGTCTTACAACACAAGGTCTTGCTTCGCGTAAAAGTGAACATAAATACAGATTGTTGCGACAAGAACGTGATCATAGACTTTATCTGGCATTTAAAAAATACGGATTTGAAAATTTCAAATTCGAGTCAATTTGTACTGCTTTAAATGAAAACCATCTTCCCGAACTGGAAATGTATTTTATTAAAAAATATGATTCGTTTAAAAATGGGTACAACTCAAATGCTGGTGGAGACATGGTCAGTAAGGAAACGCGTGAGAAACTAAGTTTGATTTTTAAAGGTAGAAAAATCACATGGGGCGATAAAATTTGGGCAGCAAGAAGGAAAAACCCAAATTGCAAGCAGCCAAAAGAT